ATTATGCAACGACTGAGGAGGGTTGGAGCATGAAACGAGGACCGAAACCACGATTTAATGAACCACTTACCAGACCATTTGCTGTAAGATTACTCATAGAACAATTCCAATGGCTTGATGAAATCGAAGCAATAACCGGAATGAGCCGCGCTGATACTATGCGTGTTGCCCTTTCGGAATATTATCTCCGTATTCTTGAAAAGGAGCAACATGCCAACACCTAAGAAGTTCGACAAGCCGATGACTAATAATATCGGCGTAAGGCTGACAGACGAGCAGATGGAAATGATCCGTGAGATCGAGACTAAAACCGGTATGGGGACAGCCGATATTATGCGCGTGGCGTTGATATGTTACTACCAGAGTGTTCTTGAGGCAAAACATGAAAGTTAGTGACGCAATCTTTGACATCCTGAAGCAGTACGTGGACACCGTCTTCTTTGTCCCCGGCGGTCATGCGGCGCACCTGGTAGACAGCCTGGGGCGCTCCGGGCTGAAGGCGGTGAGCGCATTGCATGAGCAGGGCGCGGGCTTCATGGCAATAGGCTACTCCCAGGCTCGTAACGGGCTCGGCGTGTGCCTGACAACCAGCGGACCCGGTGCGACCAATGCCATCACCCCCTGCGCGGCGGCGTGGATGGATAGCGTCCCGGTGCTGTTTATCAGCGGGCAGGCGAACAGTACAAGCCTGATTGGTAACTCAGGTTTGAGGACGCGGGGGGTGCAGGAGGTGGATATTGTCTCGCTGGTGAAGCCGATAACGAAGTTTGCCATTCTATTCGGAGATGGACTTGGGGCAAAGGCAGATGTAGGGACAATGAATATCTATTGCGATTATGCTTTGCAAGCCCGCCCCGGTCCATGCTGGCTAGACGTGCCGCTTGACGTTCAAGGGATGGAGATATGATTTGTAAAGATTGTCCATACAATGCATCCGATAGCTGGGAAGATATTTGGTGGCTGGTATGTACCTACCCACCAAATAATGACGAGGACGAGGAGCCCATCATTGGCAAGGGCGAAATACTTGAAAGCAAGCCAGAATGGTGTAAATTACCCGATGAATAAGCCCGTCATCTTACTTGGTAATGGCATACGCGGCAATCCTAACCTGATTGAATACTTGTTAGGATTGGGCATTCCAATCCTTACAACCTGGATGGCGGCAGACCTGATTCCCGAAGACCACCCGACGTTCTGCGGGCGTCCTGGCATCTACGGGCAGCGCGCCGCAAATATCATCCAGCAGAAGGCTACCCACCTGTATTGCTACGGCGCAAGGCTGGATGAGCAGCAGGTGGGATATCGGTATGACAACTTTGCGCCATTAGCCAGGAAATATATTTATGACATTGACATAGCCGAGGGTAATAAATTGCCTCATAATAGCGATTGGCACTTATATGCTCCTGGGCATCCGCCTATCCCAGCAGTAGAATCATCCGCTACTTGGCTATCCTGGTGTAAAGCCCTATACGCCCGCCTGCGCCCTGAACTGGACGGCGTGGATAACTTAAACTTCGTTGACCCCTTCCGCTTTCTGTCCTGGCTATCGGACTACGCCAAGCCTGACGACATCATAGTATCGGGAGACGGTACGGCTGGCGAGTGCTTCCTCCAGGCTTTCAAGGTCAAGCATGGGCAGCGGCTTATCCAGCTATCTACCAATGGCGCAATGGGCTATGACATCCCGCTTGCCATCGGCGCGGCGATAGGCACGGGCAGGCGGGTACTATGCGTGACGGGTGATGGCTCATTCCAGCTAAACGCGCAGGAGTTGGAGGTGATGCGCCGTCTCAATCTGCCGATCCAATTCTTTGTCTGGAATAACAACGGATACGCCAGCATCCGCAACATGCAGAAGGCACGCTTTGGGCGGGTGGTTGGGGCTGACCCTGCCAGCGGCTTCACCATTCCGACCATTGGCAGCCTGGCGGAGTGCTACCGCCTGTCATTCGGGCGGGTGGAGATAATGGATGAGATGCCCGCAGAGCCGCAAGAGACAATCATCGAATTGATGATAGACCCGGATTATGTCCACCTGCCGAAGGTTGGCACCCGGCTGGTAGACGGCAAATGGCAGCAAGATAGCATGGAAGATATGACGCCAAAGCTGGCAGAGTTGAGGGAGATAATGGATGCCTGAGCAACCGAACCCAATCATTGATATTGTCCTACAATTCCGCAAGGCGCTTGAGAACCATGACGCCCAGGCACTCTCCCGGCTGGTGCGGGCTTACGAAGGCGTCTATACCCGCCTCAAGGATAAGATAGACCTGCTGGCGGATGCTATCGAGTTAGAAGCGCCAACACGGGGGCAGTTGGTCAGGATGACCAGATACAAAGAGCTGATAGCCCAGGTTGAGGATGAGTTGACCTACTACCAGGCAATCTTGCGCAATGAAGTGGAGAACGTGAGCCTGGACGCCATCAACTTCGCCGGGCGGGATGCTTCCCGGCTAATCAAAGCAATAGGAGCCGAGCAAGGCGTAAATATTGGGTATAACCGGTTGCCCACAGAAGCGATAAGAGCGCTGCTTGGCTTTCTGGCGCCCGACTCCCCACTCTACGAGCGCATCGATAAGCTGGCTGGAACGCACGCCGAAGAGGTTGCAAACGCCATTATCGAGGGGGTCTCCCTGGGGAAGAACCCGCGAGACACAGCGCGGGTAATTAGAAATATTGTCAGGGACAAACTAGGAGGGGGATTGACCGATGCGTTACGGATGACAAGGACGGTGCAATTATGGAGCTACCGGGAAGCTACGCGGGCTAACTATCTGGCAAACGCCGATGTGGTCGAAGGCTGGATCTGGTATGCGTATCTTCCCGGCGAGCCCTGCATGGCGTGTATTGCCCAACATGGCAGCTTTCACACCCTGGACGAAACGCTTGACGACCATTACAACGGGCGCTGTACGATGATACCCGTTGTATCGGGGATGCCATCGGTAGTCGAAGGCACGGGCGAGGATTGGTTTAAGGAACTGCCAGAGGCAAAGCAGGCGGAGCTGATGGGTAAGGAGAAGTTTGAGGCGTGGCAGGGTGGGGCTTTCAAGTTTGAGGAGCTTGCCACAAAGCATACGGATAATGTCTATGGGGACATGACCACCGAAGCGCCATTGTGGTCATTATTGGGGGCGGAGCCACCGTACACTACAAAATGATGCTGAGTGACTACGACTTTATGATGCTAATCCGGCAGGCATTGCTGATGATTATTGATGCGATAGAACGCAAGTTCGATATACGCCCGCGCACCTGCGAGCTACGCAAAGAAGCCAAGCAGTAATTATACCTGTGGTATAATATTGCACATACGGCAGTTGTTTGATAGACGCCGCTGACATTGTGTCGGCGGCGTTTTTTATTTGCCAAGAAAGGGAGATGACGAGATGTCAGAAACCGAAACAATTGAACAGGTAGAAACCCAGGTGGAGACTACCACAGCGCCCGAAGCCGAGACGATCAAGGGCGAACCGTATGACGCAGCCCGTGCGATGGCGACCATCGAAAAGCTGCGCTCAGAAATCAGGGACTTGAAACCGAAGGCGAAGAAAGCCGAAGAACTGGCGCAAGCCGAAGAGCAGCGCAAGCAAGCCGAGATGACCGAATTGCAAAAGCTCCAGGCATCGCTTGAAAAGGCACAGGCGGAACTCAAGGCAGCCAAGATTGCCGAGATGAAGAACGCCATCGCTGCTAAGGTCAATCTGCCCCTGGCATTTGCAGACCGGTTGCAGGGTGAGACGCCCGAAGAACTGGAGGCGGATGCAAAGAAACTATTGGAGGCTTTACCCAAGCCACAACCGCCCAAAGTAAGCCCAACGTCACCCAGCGGCGCAAGCCCTGGCGAGACGATAGCGCAGCAGCGGGCGAGAGTCTATGGATCAGGTGTTAGCCCGCTTGACCCAGCCTATGCTAAAGCGCACGGCGGCGGCGTGGTCTGGAACGAGAAGGAATAGCACCTAATCAAGGAGTGAGCAATCATGCCTTACAACACTGAGGCGAATATCGCAACTTTTGTAAATACTGTTTGGGAAGATGCGATGCTGGTTGCACGCGATAACAACGTTATGTCCGGGCTGGTGTCCAGCTTCGGTGATCTGCAAGGGCTGGCGCTTCGCAAGAATGCCAAGTACGGCACCGCCGTATTCAATCAGATTGCAGAAACCGATGACCTGTCCAGCCAGGCATTGACCCCATCTGTTGACCAGACCTTGACCCCCTACGAATACGGCGCGCAATTCTTCATCACCGACAGCCGCATTGAAACCGACATCTACGCCATCCGGCAGGATGCCGCGCAGGAGTTGGGGGCGGCTTATGGACAGAAGATCGACCAGAACCTTGCCGGTCTTTTCTCCAGCCTGACCGCTGGAACGGTTGGGGCAGCCGGGTCTAACTTCACCTGGGCTAACTTCTTCGCTGCAATCACCATCATGCGCCGGGCAATCGCCCCGCGCCCATGGGTTGCTGTTCTGACCCCTGAGCAATGGCACTGCCTCGGCACCGCCATCGCCCCCGGCGTCACTGTGACCAACAGCCCTTATATCCAGGATGAGTTTGTCCGCCAGTTCTATGTTGCCAGCGTTTCCGGCGTGGATATTTTCACCTCGGCAAATATCGCATCTGGCACCAGCGTCTACGGCGGAATGTTCAGCCGCAATGCCCTGGCGCTTGACATGCGCCGCCCGTTCAGGATCGAGCCTGAGCGTGACGCCTCACGGCGCGGGCTGGAGCTGAATGCCTCATCCGTCTACGCTTACGGTGTCTGGCGCCCGCAGTACGGGGTCGCCATCAATACCGCAGGCACCACACCCGCATAAGGAGAGTGACAAATGTCTCAGCAACTTTATACAACTAATGTCACCATCCCATTGCTTGCCGCCGCTGGCACTCTCGGCGGTCCTCAATCCAACGTGATCCCGATCATGCGCATTCCTGGCACCGCCTATGGCGGCGGTATCAACATCGTGCGCTGGGATTATGTAACCAATGTGGTTCTCGCCGTTGGCTCCGCGCCTGCTGTTCGTCTGGTCAGCCAGACCTCGGCTAACGCTGCGATTGCTACCCTATGCGCTAACGGCTCGGCGGCAACCACCGCCGGGACTGCCGTTACAGGGACTGTTACTACCAGTTGGGTTCCCGGCACTGTGGGCTGGCTGGCGTGTGAATACACCCAGGCGACCTACGGAGGCACCAGCCCGGCTTATATGAACGTCTCAGTCCAGTGGTACCCAGGGCGCGGCAGCGCTTAATGGTGGAGCATCGCCGGGCTAGGGTTGGACCTCCTCCCAACCGACAAGGGGTCGCCGCACCCCGCCCGGCGTCATGCGGCAATCGGAGGAGGATTAACTAACATGCGTATAATGTGGCTTTCTAATGCCCCGTGGACGCCGAGCGGCTACGGACAGCAAAGCCGGATTTTTCTACCGCGACTTGCCGACCTGGGGCATACGATGGCAGTAACATGCTTTTACGGGCTTGAGGGCGGGGTAATCAATTTGGGAAAATTCATGTGCTATCCAAAGCGCCTTCACCCTTACGGCAATGACGTGATCGTACCGCATACAGCGGTATTTGGCGCAGATGTGATGATAAGTCTCATGGACACCTGGGTAATGAACCCGGAAGATTATCCGAGACAAATGCGCTGGGTACCCTGGTATCCGGTAGACCATGATCCAATGCCGCAGATTGTCAGGAATAAGATCAGCCAGGCATATAAGCGGATCACGTTTAGTAAGCACGGCGTAAAGATGACCCATGATGCCGGGCTGGATTGCTACTACGTGCCGCACGCCATTGAGACAAGCATCTTTAAGCCAATGGACAAAGCAGAATGCCGGCGCAATATCGGGATACCTGAAGATAAGTATGTGGTTGGTACAGTGGCAATGAACAAGGGAAACCCGTCACGGAAGTGCTTTACTGAGATGATGGACGCCTTCGCCCGCTTCCACAAGCGTCACCCGGACAGCGTATATCTTCTCCAGACTGAGAAAGGCGAAGGCATTGACGGCATGGTAAACCTGCCTGAGCTGGTGCGTAACATGGGCTTGGAAGAGGGTAAGGACGTGATTTTCTGTCAGCAATATCAGCAGATACTAGGCTTTCCGCCTGAGTACATGGCGCAGCTTTACAACTGCATGGACGTTCATCTGATAACCACCAAAGGCGAAGGGTTTGGTATTCCTGTGCTGGAGGCGCAAGCCTGCGGCGTGCCGGTCATAACTGGCGGATGGACTGCAAGTGAAGAGCTTGCCTGGGCGGGGCAGGTGCTGGACAAAGAGAAAGACGCCGAGCGGGAATACTCGCCGCTGGCAAGCTTTACCTACCGCCCGCGAGTTGGGGCGATAGACGCCGCGCTAGAGGAAGAATATCAGCATCGGAGCGACACGACAGATGCGGTCAAGAAGGCGCAGGAGTATGATGCCGATTACGTGACCGAGCATTACTGGAAACCTACGCTAGACGAGATCCAGGCAGGGCTGACGCTATGATAAACCAGCCGCAACTCAAAGACGCTTGCATTGTCCAGCAGGCTTATCAGATTGGACCCTTCAGCGACATGCTGCGTCTGACATATCAGAGACATTCCGCATATGCCTGGGCACACGGCATGGAATACTGGCCGATGTCTGCCACCTTCGCCTCGGACAAATGGCCCGGCGGGTGGGGCAAGATCGAGCTATTACTCATGGCGTTGAAGCATGGGTATAAGAACGTCTTTTATATCGACACAGACGCCGCAATTATAGACATGGAGTGCGACCTGCGGGAAGGGCTGCCGGAAGGTAAGCTAATCGGAGCCTGTGAGCATTGGGCGCCGGATTGGTTCCCGCAGTTTGACATCCCCCGCCATTACAACGTGGGGGTGATGTTCTTCAGGAATAGCCCCATCACAATAGCCTTCCTTGAGGAGTGGCTTAACTGCTTCCCCGGTCATCCCCGCTGGTGGGAGCAGGGGTCATTCAATGAGCTGGTGACAGGCGAGAAGTATGCCGGGGTATTCCACAAGCTAGACGACAAGTGGAACGCAACTTACCGGGTGAACGAAGTGGAGCAGCCTTGCATCATGGGCTGGCACGGGGTAATGCCGGAAATAAAGCGTTTCGCAATGATGCAAAAGACGTTTCAAGATGATTACGTAAGATTTAGAGTGTAACGGAGGTACGAAATGGCTAAATGGGCTAATGATGGACTGATGGATGCAGCACTGACCTGGCTTGGAACGGCAAGCACGAAGCTTGCGATTTGCTTGAGCCAGCCTGCAGATTTGTCGGCGCTTGGCACTTCGGCGCTTGGCACGGTTGCCACGACTTCGGGCAACTTCACCAATGCTAACGGCGATTCGAGCGGGCGCAAGGTAACTCATGCTGCCGCAACCTTGACGGTTGGCACCAGCGGGACGGTATCGCATATCGCTCTGAGTGGTGGCAGCCTGAACTTTGTAGGCACCTGCGCGCCAACTGCCGTGACCGCATCGGGTACTGTTATCCTGAGCGCCTGGGATGTAACCGAGATAGCAGATCCAGCATAAGGTGTAGCCAATGGCTAACCACGCTGCACTAATTCGTCAAGAGAACGCGGGGAAACCCGTAGTTCAGCGCGGGCGAAACTTCATTGATTTTGATGAGGGCGGCGGTAAGAAGCGGCGTGTATTCGCGATTGACAAGTTGCATTACTCTGCGACTGAGGATCAAGAGGTAGATACCACATGGATCACCAGCGTAGACCCGGCATGGCAATGGCAACTG